ATATATACAGTTTTTACTCCGTCCATCGATTTAAACGAAGTGTTTTTCCGCATGTGCACAATGACAATTAGTCATAATCGTTTGATATTGGCGTACTCCACAATCTGTTGTGGAACTCCAGGGAAAGACAAGACATCTCGTCCTACGTGTTCATACAAACTCCTCCACATATCTATTGATTGCTCGGAATTCATAAATGCTATGATCATCTTTTCTAGACCAGCAAATTCACACTTTCTCTCCTTTATATACAAACGCTGGGACACAAAATCAATGAACCCTTCTTCATCAGCTTGTCGCACATCTTTAAAATGTTTTCCCATTCTTGTGCCATATTCAACGTAACGTTTATCATCACAATTGTGTATCATGTCATCCCCCATATTTAAATGCTTATAAACGACATATCCCAACTTTTCCATTATGGTAATTTGTGTAGTGGCTCTCATTACTTTATTTGAGTCGTTGGTGGTTAACTTTCCACTCGACGTGCGCCCCACATAGTTGGTATACACAATATCTCCGTCTTTAAAATACGCAAAATAATCAATTGAATGCATTTCAACGAAATACAACATTTTGACAAGTGTATCAGCACCCTTCAACCAATCTTTGACCTGTTGCGTAGTATACAGTCCTTGCAACGTCGCATCATCTATACGTTTCAACTTATGCGCGACTTGCAACACATATTTAAGGACATCATTTTCAGTAACTGTTTCTTCCCAGTTCTTAGAATCATCTGAACACATTGGTTGACCGTCCCACTCACTTTTAATGAAATCTATCAACTCAACCATTGAATCAGCTGTAACTGGCATTCCAGCTATTGAACAGCTATTCTTCCAATCGGCATACTGGTCACTTAAGTAGTCACGCATTAATAACCACCGTATGATGCAATACACTATGTCCTCGGGTTTTATTGTTCTACCCATGTCCTCTTGCAATTTTGCCAATTTATTTGGCTCTTCTTTTATAAAGACGGTAAAAACCCCAGTTATGCCGTTTTGCAGCATTTCCAGAGCATCTACGTCAATTTCTCCATGTTGTGCCCAAAACCAAATACAAACATATGTAAAAAAAACAATTGGCCACAAATTTTCTGCGGCTTTGACGAAATTTCCTTTGTTTGCATACGATAAGATCCACGGAAAACCAGGACTGGCTTTCTTATTCAAGACCCCCACCACATATATCTTGTCTTTAAATTCATTAAACAAGACCTCATAATCAAAGCTGTAGTGTGTATTTGTTTGGAATGTTGCTCTATCATTATATTTTATTATTGATGTAGGCGTTATGTAGTCCTGTTGGCTCACATTTCGACTTATTTTCTCAACACCATTCATGTAGTACAACTTCTCAAAGAACGTGCCCCTCCAAGGCATCGATCTTAGCACATAATTAGGATATTTTATTTTTAAGTAATCATTAGTGACGTTCTCCCGCATTCTAGTTGGTTCCACAACTTCATCGTGGAAACACTTCGCCACCTGGGCAACAACAACAGACCTATTTACTGTTTTGTAACCTTCAGGTGCAAAGCTGTTTAGCCTTGCTCGGCGATAAAATTCTAGTTTAGCTTCTTTTCCACGTTCGAAGATTCTTTTGATTTTTGAATCTTTTTCTTCGGAATGTGAGTGGCATCGCAGGTAGTGCAATACAGCACCCTGATAGTTGAATTGCCTATTTTGACTTCTTTCTCCAACTTCTGATGTCCACAAGCTTGGGACTTCACTCCATCCTGTTTGTTCGTCGACTGAGCGATTGGTTTCCCAGACGACCCCTCGTTTGCCTGCTGCTTCTTTTTCTCGCATTTGACATAAGGATGCGACGGTTCTCCATTACACCAAGGTCTATCACATATTCGAGTACAGTTCTGCCAATGATGTATTGGTGAATCCTTGCATCTCTTATGCGTACATTTGGTCCGGCATTCAGCCTCCCCTCCCTTGTGTTTTTCATTACCACATATCCCACATTTTGGGCTGTCGTTCAACAACTTTTGTAATTCTTGTTGGAACTCTTTTTTGTGGATTGTTTTGGACTTACCATGCGCATAATATAAAGCTTGTATTGCTTCTTGCAGCTCTCGTGGTTTGTCAACATAACGCTTCATCATATTAGATATATACTCCGACAACTTTTTCATGTCATCATAATCGATAAAGTTCTTGTGTTGCGCATTCTTAGCTACACCATTAGCCTCCTCAGTCGTAACTGGTGGCTTTACCAGCCCCGTCGGAGGCATTTTTGGAATATTGGGCGCAACTCTTTTAGTCTTGTCGTTGGCTTCAACGAGAGTTATATTACCAGCTAAATAATCAACAAGAGTCTGTTGACGCATTTCATCAACTCGTTCCTTAAATTTGGTCCAACCTTCAGTCTTGTTGAAATCCAACATCTTGCTGACTTCCTCATTTAGCTTTGTAAATTCATTATACTCCGTTTGATTTTCATCACTCATGCACTTTTTGGATAACAGATATCTGTCATTGAACTTCCCAACACAGACACCGACTGCTTTCGAAGCGGCCGCAATCTCCCAGACATCTCCTGTCTTCAGATTTTTGTCACTCAAGATTTCATTTATTATTTTCTTGACGACATTAACACGACCGGACCACAATTGTGGTTTATCATAAGTATCATACTCATATTCAAACTTCTTCTTATGCATGTCGAAAGCTTCCAACTTTATTTGGGCAGCCCTCTGTTTTAAGTGATTAACGTAGTTTATTTGTCTTGTTTGTTTAGCGTTGGCTTTGCGGATATCATTAGTATAATCATTCCAATTTGTCAATCGGAATGGGACATACGGGTGTTTTCCGCCTGGATTTTTGTCCAGTTTCTTTTGCCACTCCGATTTGTTCCACTTATTCAAAATGTTCATCCACAATGCTGGCCTTGTGACATAGTAGTTACCAATGTCCTCGACATTGTTGAGCCCTTCCTCTAAACCAGCCTCTTTTTGATGACTGAGTAACCATGCCACATCAGGCGCAAAATCGGGCATCACTGGTGTTTTCATATAATCATCCCACACTTCTTTTCTTGCAACAAGCTGGGCGAAATTCTTTCCAGATACTGCCTTCTCATACTGTTCATGTTTCTGCACTGAGTCATGGGATTTCCCTTTTTGGTTAAGAGACCCATCTTCTTCCTCAGTGACGACATACTTCTTTGTGGTATCAGAATCAGTTACATTCGCTGTGATAACTTTATCCTTACCATAGATCCTAATTGTCGCATTATCCGTAATTTGAGCTTTTTGAACTTCAGATTGCATTTTTTTACTGTAATTCAAATGCATATCTTCAGGCTTGGTGTATTCCTTAATTTCTGAATCATCTTTATAATATTTCTGTGAATCAGTAATCATCGTATCGGGTACATTATCGTTCAAGTTCACTTTCGAAACCCGAACCAATTTTCCTTTCACCCACTTATACTCAACACCATCCTTATTTGCTTCAAATTGATCAATGACACTTGTGTCATATTGCTCCAAATATATCAGATTAATAAACGGCATGAGCGCTACCGCATAATTATATTTTTCATCATCCGCATTGAAGTAACCCATATGCACTGCAAAGATTCTATCATTTGTTGAGTAGAGTGCTTTACCACTAAAACCACCTCCGTTAGGTGTATTTATATAGTGTTTTATTAGCATGTTTCTATCCATGCCTCCAACAACCCTCCCAATATTCTCATAGCATTTCCACCCATCATTCTCTTCAAAGAATCTGATAGTAGCCATGGAATCTTCAAAATCCCTGCTAAAACACACAGAATCGGGTATTACACCCATCTGACATGTTATTAACGCCCAAAACTTTGGTATATTTTCAGACTTTATCAGAGTTAGATCATGTGCCTGGCCATCGACCGCGACGTACCATGAATTCTCTCGTAGCTCCACCACGGATTCGAATTCCATCTTACGGTGTTTTATCACACCATTATGCACTGTTGCCATTATTATTTCTACTTCTTCACTCGCATAATTCAGGACGTGGTTTAGTATATATAATCCCTTAACCACAACGTCCTTTTCAGTTTTAAATTGGTACGCACCAATCCCTCCCAACAATATCAATTGCCCATTCACATTTATGTAAAGTGCAATCTGGCCGCTACGTTTCATTGCGGTCAAAGTTGGTTTTGAATCGGTAATGACTGCTTCTTTGTTGTCTACACTTTTCAACACAACATTAGAAGACTTTGCTAACCTATACCGAGATGATAGGAAATTTTCGACATTTATATCCGCCGCTCTAAAATATTTTTCCAAAACGTAAAGGAAAACATACCAAGCTGCGAAAACACTAATTATCCTAATAGTCCATTCTTCATAAGACATTCTCATGAATTTAGACAACTCCCGGCTTTTTGATTTCTTATCTGTGTATGGTGGTAGAAACTCAACGTAGCAAATTAAATTGAAATATGCCACGGAGAACACAATTTTAAATATGTATTCAACCCACACTCGCAGATAATAAGTGGACATAACAATTGCATAATATTCACGCTCGGAAATCTCATCACCATAGTTTCTGGCCATAGTGACTGCGTAACTCATAGTACCAAACAATATTAACTCTCCCCATTTTAGTATGAAGGTCAATATTTTTGTTCCGGCATACATCATTAGAAAACATGCAAAAACTCCAACCAGAGCGACTACCAACATAAACGATCTCTTAAGGCTCACACATTGTTCATAAAGCACATCAATATCAGTTATACTTTCATAACTGCAGATCACGTTGGCACCTCTTGTCCACATTGAGAATGCAAACCATGTAACGTTACATGAATACAAGCCGCAAGAGCAATCACACTCAATTGCAGCCAACATCAATGGTGATGTCGGACAAAACTTATACTCATCAAAACTACATTCTCTCATCGTTGGGCCACCTTCATAAAGCGGTATGTCAAAAGGATGTCTCGGTTCACCATCACTTGTTGTGTTAATGCTCTGTCCATTCACAAGAGCACTCGACCCGATCAACATCAATGCTATAGCCCATATTATCACGAGCCTTATCAGCTCCCAACGCGCTGTTGAGCGCGACTTTTCCTGTTCAACAGAGAATTCCCTTATCTGTTCTTCCAGTTTGGGATGACATTTTATCAATTCCGCAACGGCATATTCAGCGATATCATTTGCAACGGCGTCAGCTGCTTCCACGGGCTCACCAAGTAGAATATTCATAAATTCCCTTTCCTCGGCTTCGAGTCTAGATTTTTCAATCTCATCAAGTTGAGCTTTGATTATTTTCTCTCGCTTTTCGAACTCTCTGGTCCGGTCCCATTCTGCAGCATCTGCTTCGTTCTCAGCAAATTGCACGCATAGTTTTGGTTTCTTAAAGAGGTGGCGTTTCATCCACATCGGGTCACGCCTCTGCTCATACAACAATTGATTATTCATCTCAAGCTGCATTTGTCCCATCTTATAAGACAACAGATCTTTTCTGCGTTCTTCCCCACGCATTGCGTCGCGTAGGTCCTCCCAATGCTCATCATACTCCAAATAATCAAGTAGGTCGTAATTCATTTTCAATAAACTCCTATTGTGTGCCTCCGCTTTCTTATCCTTTCGCGTAATGCACACTTCCCACTCCTGTCTGAAGCGTCGTTCATCCACCTCCAATCTCAAATTATCTTGATGCTTGGCATACATATGGAAAACATCTTTAACCACATTGTAATTGTGGCGATCACTTATTATATCATAATAGATCTTATGTAAATCCCATTTTAACCAGAAAGCGATCATGACGGCCATCAGAGTTCCATAGGGGTTCAACGGTCTCCCTTGGGTAAATCTCCGCCTATCAATATGATCGACCATTTCGATTTCCATATCTCCTTCATCAAAGTACGAGTATATCATTAATTTAGCACCCGTTGCTTTCTTCGTCAAATTTGCCAACTGTTGTTGCCATTCATCCGCGAAGTACCTTGTGAAGTCTTGTTGTACAGATTCAATTGTCCTGACATATCGTCTATCATCAGAAATATTCAATTGAAGATACCACCTCCAACCCTTCTTTTTATCAAGAATTAGATAGGTGCTAATTTCGAAATGCCAGTCCCAGCATCTATTGTTCGACACACGGTTACCGTCAGCCCAATCCAGTCTATAGCGACTCACACAGAGATGTTCTTCACCATCTTCTGGAGTCACTTGGATCTCATTTACCACCCACTTCTTCGTCACTTTCGCGAAGTCGCTGTATCTTTCAGTTGTGAAAGAAAACAATTGATTTGGGTGTGGTACATCACGCCATGCAGCCAACAGCACGAGCGCTAAAATTCTAGCTGTACCATTGGCAATTTGTGTAGTTAGTATTCTGATCGGCATGTTCCAATACAATAAACTTTTATACTGTTCATCAGCACGCCATTCCAATCCCGGCTCAATTCCTCGGAAATCGGTTCTACATTCCACATCTCGGTCGAGATATTCATGATCAAAAACTCCCTTAACACGATTATTATTATTATTGGGGTCGTCGTCACTATCAACATCATCCCATTGGTCTTCTACCACTGAGCCATCACCTGAATCACCCTTCGCTGATTCAACTCTGTTGACAAACGCTGCGAAATCACCTCTTTCGATGGCCTCAACTGGGTCTCTCCTCGTCGTATGATACCCTTCTGGCAATGCGACTTGACCCCTCCCCCAGGACAGACGTTCCTGCCCCTCCGCCGCGTCGTTCCCTGCGGCAATTTCACGCGAATTTTCATTATAGTTAGCCATTCCGTGATATGTTTGTGTAAAGCCCAAAGTAACTTAGCAAAAAA